CAGAATCTAGGACACGTGACTTAGCTGAGAAAAAGCTAGGTTTAGCTGCAAAAGAACGATTAAAAGAGCTTTGTATAGGTAAATTTAAAGTAAAATCACTTGGGAAGGGCAAATATGGAAGAATCTTGGGCATACCGTATACAGAAACTGGCGAAGATATTTGCCAAATGCTTATTGATGAAGGGCACGCAGTCGAATACCACGGTGGAAAAAAAACAAAAGTATGGGGAGCTTATTAACATGAAAATATCACAAGAAGGCTTATCGCTTATTAAAAAATTTGAAGGTTGTGAACTAGAAGCGTATAAATGCGCAGCTGGAGTTTGGACAATCGGTTATGGATCTACACACGGAATAAAGGAAGATATGTCTATATCTAAAGAAAGAGCAGAAGAATTGCTTTTAGAGGATGTGGAAAAATTTGAAACATTTGTTTTAGATGCTGTAGAGATGCCAATGAGCCAACATCAATTTGATGCAATGGTTTCATGGACGTTTAACTTAGGGCCATCTAATCTTAACGCATCAACAATGCTTAAAGTTTTAAACAAAGGTGATTACGAAGATGTGCCTGCACAAATCAAAAGATGGAATAAAGCTTCTGGTCAAGTTCTTGAAGGATTAACAAGAAGGAGAGAAGCAGAAGCCTTGTTGTTTGAAGGCAAAGAATGGCATGAAGTATAGGTATTCATGTTTTTTAAATATATAATTAATCTAGGCGTTTACGCTTAGGGTAAATTAGTTACTATGTCACTACCTAGCTTTTTTACCCGTCTTTACTAGGAAAATATGAGTAAAGTATCAATAAAAGATTTTAGTATTCTTTCAGAGCAAGATAAACAAGAGGCTGTGGCTCTTCTGCATAGATACGATCAAATAGATAAACAAGACGTTTGCCAAAATGATTTTATAAATTTTGTTAAACATTTATGGCCAGAGTTTATAGAAGGAAGGCATCATAAGATCATAGGTGAGAAGTTTAATAGAATTGCCGAGGGCAAATTAAAACGTCTTATTGTATGTTTGCCACCAAGACATTCAAAATCTGAATTTGCATCTACATACTTTCCTGCCTGGATGATGGGTAGAAAAGGAGATCTAAAGATAATCCAAACAACCCACACAGCTGAACTTGCCGTTAGATTCGGTAGAAAGGTTAGAAACATTATTGACAGCGAAGAGTATTCACATATATTTCCGGATCTAAAGCTACAAGCAGATAACAAATCAGCTGGTAGGTGGACTACAAACCAGGAAGGTGAAAGTTTCTATGCTGGTGTCGGTGGTGCTATTACAGGTCGTGGTGCAGATCTACTTATTATTGATGATCCACACTCAGAGCAAGATGCACTGTCTCCAAAATCTTTGGAATCGGCTTATGAATGGTATACATCCGGACCTAGGCAGCGTTTACAGCCTGGCGGAATTATAGTGATAGTAATGACACGTTGGAGCGTTAAAGATCTAGTAGGTAAAGTTCTTAAAAAACAAGGAGATGAAAACGCTGACCAATGGGAAGTTGTAGAGTTTCCTGCAATCATGCCAGAAACAGATACACCATTATGGCCAGAGTTTTGGAAAAAAGAAGAGCTGTTATCAGTTAAGGCTTCTTTACCGGTTGCTAAATGGAACAGCCAGTGGATGCAGAATCCTACAGCTGAGGCTGGTTCTATTGTAAAAAGAGAATGGTGGAGACGTTGGGAACATGAAGATATACCAGATTACAGTTACATAATACAAAGTTACGATACAGCTTTTTCTAAAAAAGATACAGCTGACTACTCTGCTATAACCACCTGGGCAATTTTTGAAACATCCGATGAGAACACAAGCGCTATAATTTTATTAGATGCAAAACGGTTTAGGGTTGACTTTCCAGAGCTTAAAAAGATAGCATTTGATGAGTATAAATACTGGGATCCGGATTGTGTTTTGATAGAAGCAAAGGCATCTGGAACACCTTTAACACAAGAGTTGCGAAGAATGGGCATACCAGTTACATCTTATTCTCCAAGTAGAGGACAAGATAAGGTTGCTAGAATGAATAGTGTTGCACCTATATTTGAGTCTGGAATGGTGTGGGCACCAGAAGATGATTTTGCAGATCATGTAATCGAAGAGATGGCCTCATTCCCTTATGGCGACTATGACGACTTTTGTGATAGTGCTACAATGGCTTTGATGCGATTTAGACAAGGCGGTTTTGTATCTTTAAAAGAAGACTACCAAGAAGAAGTTAGTTTGATGAAAAAAGATAGGGTGGTATATTATTAATGAGCGTGAAAAAGATATTTTTTACAAGATTTGTTTGGGATCAAGAAGAATTCGAAGGTCCAGACATACATGCTGACAATTGGGAGCAAGCCCAATTTATAGCAGAGAACCAAGGACTGACTCTTAATGGAGAGCTAGTTGACTTAATTTTAACAGGTGACGAAGAAAGACCAAGGGTGATACACTAAACGATTATGGCAATAGAAAGAAGATTAGGAACTGAAGAAAACCCAGATATCATGGATAACAGCTCTGCTGTTGAAATAATGCCAGAACCATCAAGAAATGATGAAATTCAAAATGCTGCACAGGTTCTCGTCAACGAAGAAGAAATACTTATTGATGATGAGATTGATGCACCGAGTCCAATGCCAGAAATGGACTTTAGCTCTAATCTCGTTGATTTTGTAAATGAAGACACACTAGAGCAACTTGCATCTGATCTCGTTAGCTCGGTAGAAAGCGATAAACAATCAAGAAGTGAGTGGGAAAAAACATACACAGATGGCCTTAAATATTTAGGCATGAAGTTTGACGAAGCAAGATCACAACCGTTTGAAGGATCCTCTGGAGTTATTCACCCAATCCTAGCAGAAGCCGTGACCCAATTCCAAGCGCAAGCTTACAAGGAAATGTTGCCAGCAAAGGGACCTGTAAAAACACAAGTTATTGGCGCTAGAACTGTTGAAACTGAAAGCCAGGCTGACAGAATTCAAGAATTTATGAACTATTACATAATGAATGTAATGGAAGAGTATGATCCAGAGCTTGATATGTTACTGTTTTATTTACCTCTAGCCGGCTCAGCATTTAAAAAAGTTTACTTTGATTTTGTAACTAATAAGGCTGTGTCTAAGTTTATTACACCAGAAGACCTTATTGTCCCTTACGAAGCCTCTGATTTATCCTCGGCTGAAAGAGTTACACATGCTATTAGCATGTCTTATAACGAAATTAAAAAACAACAAGTTACTGGTTTTTATGCAAACGTAGATATTCCAGAAAATACTTATGGTGAAGACGAGTCTGAAGTTTCTAAGCAAATAAATGAAATACAAGGTATTGAGCCTAGTTATAAAGAAGACAGAAATAGAACAATTTACGAAGTTCATACCGTTTTAGATATAGAAGGCTTTGAAGACTTAGATGCAGAAGGCATGCCAACAGGACTAAAACTACCTTATATTGTTACTATTGACGAAGAATCAGAAACTATATTATCTATTAGAAGAAATTATAAAGAAGAGGATCCTCTTAAGAATAAAATCAATTACTTCATACAGTACAAGTTTTTACCAGGTCTAGGCTTTTACGGCCTTGGCTTATCACACATGATCGGCGGGCTATCTAAAGCATCTACATCTATATTAAGACAACTTATAGATGCTGGTACTTTAGCTAATCTCCCAGCTGGGTTTAAAGCTAGAGGTATGAGAATACGTAATGAAGATGAACCGCTGCAGCCTGGTGAATTCAGAGATATTGATACAACCGGGGGTTCTCTACGTGAAAATCTTATACCTCTTCCAATAAAAGAACCTAGTAATGTATTAATGCAGTTACTTGGTTTATTAGTAGATTCTGGTAAGAGATTTGCTGCGATTGCCGATATGAATGTCGGTGATAGTAATGCAGCTATGCCAGTGGGCACAACAGTAGCTTTATTAGAGCGTGGCACAAAGGTAATGAGTGCTATCCATAAAAGACTACACTATGCACAAAAATTAGAGTTTAAATTATTAGCAAAAGTATTCGGAGAGTATTTACCTCCAGCTTATGAATTTGCTACTGGTTCCGGGCCTAACGAAATTAAACAATCTGATTTTGATGGCCGTATAGACGTAGTACCTGTTTCAGATCCTAATATATTCTCACAAAGTCAAAGAATTACTTTAGCTCAAGAACTTTTACAAATGGTTCAATCTAACCCGGAGATACATGGCCCTACAGGCATATATGA